CGCTCTGTTTCGTATATCCCAAACCAGTTCGAACTAGTCGAAACTGGCCACAACTGGCCGAGATTAGAAACGATCACGCCCGACGACGCGCCAACGCGGGCCGATGAAATATTGGGTGTTTCTAAAACGCTTTTAGGTATTGACTTAATGCCGTGGCAATATCGAGTAGCCCAAGGTTTAACGGCAATGGACGACGAAGGTAATTATTTACGTCGTGTTGGGCTTTCGTCCGTAGCCCGGCAATGCGGAAAAACGCAACTTATGGCGGCGCTTATTGCTTGGCATTTAACCGTTGAGGGACCTAGGCGTGGTACGCCCCAACTGGTTATTAGTGTGGCCCACAAGTTAGACCTAGCCGTAAGTTTGTTTAAATATCTTGCCCCGTATTTAGAGGAACATTACGGCGCTACGGTTTCTTGGTCCTACGGCCGTAACGAATTAACGGTATTAGACCCTGCCGGCGTTAAGCACCGTTGGCTAGTTCGTGCGGCGACCCCGCAGGCGGGCCACGGTTACAGCGCCGATCTAGTGACGGTGGACGAAGTATGGAACGTATCGGAAGCGGCGATAGACGAAGGTTTATTACCTACGCAACGCGCACGGCGTAACCCGTTGTTTTGTATGTTCTCTACGGCAGGTACGCAACACAGTACCGCTATGTTGCGTTGGCGTTCCCAAGGCTTGAAACAGATAGACGCGGGCGACGTTGGCCCTATGTATTTTGGATCGTGGGAACCGCCACCGGGTTTAGACCCTATGACCCCCGAAGCATGGGCGTACGCAAACCCCGCGCTTGGCTACACGCTTGATATGTCGGTATTAGAGGCCGAAGCAAAAGGCCCTAATCGATCCGCGTTTTTGCGTTCTAGCGTAAATATTTTTGTCGCTTCGTCTACTGGTTGGCTAGAACCGGGGTTATTCGAGACGTTACAAACCGACCAAGAAATACCTAGCGGGGGCGTGTTGTCTATTGAAACTTCCATAGACGGCGGTTACTACGTTGGTGTTAGGGCCGTACAAGTAGAACAAAAAACGTTTGTAACGGTGGCGTTCCACGTTGAAAGTTTGGCGGCTATGTGGCAGGCCGTTGAAAAAGAACTATCTACCACCCATTCCCTACGGTTAGCGTTACCGCCTAGCCTCGAAATATCTTGCCCCCCTAAATGGGAACCGCGCCGTACGATCGTTGGCTACCGCGAGTTAGGCAAGTGGACCGCGCCAGTTCGTTCAATGATTACCGAAGGCCGCATAGCCCATAGTGGATCGTTGTTACTTATGGAACACGTCGAACGCGCAACAATGGTTAAACACTTGGGGACCGTGGCACTTTCTAGCGCCCGTTCGCCGGGGCCTATCGAGTTAGCCCGTTGTATGGTTTTTGCCGTTGCGTTGGCGTCACGACCCGCGCACACGGGTAAACCTTCAATAGTTATCGTGGGGCGTTAGTGTTATGGGGCGTCCGTCGTTGGCGGTTCGTCGGGGACATTCCGACGGCGGGCGTTCCCCCACTACCGACTAGAAAAGGCGTACTATTTCGCTATGGCATTCTTTACCCGTAACCGTTCCGCACAAATGGCGGTAAGCGAGGAACCCGCAACGAAGGCCGCTATCGGTTATGGATCTAATGCGGGCGCTTCCCAAATTGGAAACTTCTACACCTACATTGACGGCAACGCCCGCCAACGCGCCATGGGCGTACCCGCTATCTCACGATCGCGCGACCTAATCGCTTCTATCGTCGCGACTATCGGTTTTAAGTTTTACCGTAAACAATGGAACGGCGAGGAAATGGAACGCGTCTATATCGCGCCGCGTTCATGGGCCGAACGACTAGACCCAACCGTAACTAATAACTTTCTTATGGCGTGGTCGTTTGACGATCTTTTTCACTACGGCCGGTGCTTCTGGCACGTTCAGAGTAGAACGGCCGACGGCTACCCCGCGACTTTTACCCGTCTACCGGCCGCAATGGTGACCAGTCAGGACCAAGCCGGCCCGGTATGGTTCGGACCGTCTGACCAACTTTTGTTTAGCGGTTTACAACTAGACAGTAACGACGTAATCCAATTCCTAAGCCCTATACAGGGTTTGCTATACATGGCACAAGGCCCAATAAATACCGCTATCCGTTTAGAGGACGCCGCATGGCGTAACGCCGCGTCGGCAATTCCCGCAGGCGTCTTAAAACAGAAATCCGGTGAACCCTTGACCGCGCAAGAAATGCGCGACATGGCCCAAGCGTTTAACGAAGCCCGCGCTACGAACCAAACCGCTTTTATCTCACAAGAGTTAGATTACGAAGCGACCACGGCCACGCCCGATAAAATGCTTCTAGTTGAAAGCCGCGAGTTCCAAGCAAAAGAATTAAGCCGGTACGCAAACGTGCCCGCTTACTTACTTGGAATTGACGTCGGCGGATACACCTACCAAAATGCTTCACAAGCCAAGCAAGATCTATATTTGTTTGCGGCTAAAAATTACATAGAAGTTTTTAACCAAACGTTGTCGGCTAATAACGTGCTACCAAACGGTACGTATGTATGTCTAGATATCGAAAGTTATTTAGAGGAAATGATCGCAGACGGCGTATACGTCGAGGAAACAGTTAGCCCGACACCAAACCAAACAAACCCAACAACAGAGGACTAAACACAATGATTAAGTTTCAACCTTCACCAATCACCATTGACGCCGCCGCCCCTGACGGCACCCCGAAACGTACGATTATGGGCCTAGCCGTTCCGTACGGCGTAGACGCGACAACTTCGGACGGGACCACCGTTCGTTTTATGCCGGGTTCAATGCCAACCGAAGGCCAAGCGCCCGTATTGCTTCAATACCACGACAACACCCGCCCTATTGGCGTTGTAACCGCCCGCGTAGAAATGTCCGACGGTATGTACTTCGAGGCCCGCATTAGTGACACCGCTAACGGCCGTGAAGCCTTGACGTTAGCCATGGACGGCGTACTAACTGGCGTAAGCGTTGGGGCGACACCTACCGCATGGTCCTACGACGAAAACGGAACCATGGAAGTAACCGCCGCTACATGGGCCGAACTATCGGTTGTCCCCATGCCGGCATTTTCCGATAGCCGTATCCACCAAATAGCCGCGCAAAGTGGTAATAATAGTAATCAGACGGAACCCGACGCCGACGAAACCCCCAAAGTATCCGAAGTAGAGGAAACCGAAACCATGTCAGAAGTCACCGAAAACGCCGTAAACATTGAGGCAAGTACACCAGTAACCCCGTTGTGGGCGAAAGTATCGACAGGCCATAAATTGCCGTCACCTACCGAGTACATGGTGGCATTCGCCGCAGGTGCTACCGCGTTTTCAGAAATGAACGCACGAATTAGCGCCGCCGCGCCAAACATCACGACAACCGATACACCCGGTATCTTGCCCGAAATTATTACCGGCAGCGTGTACGACTCGCTTAATCCGATCAGGCCTTTCGTTTCTGCTATCGGGACTAGGGCGCTTCCGACAGCCGGCGCAACATTCCGCCGCCCAAAAATTACAGTACGCCCCGTCGTAACGGAACAGCCAACAGGCCAGTTAAATGCGCTTGATCCTTCAACCGTGACCGTGTCAAATACGGATATTTCTAAACTTACGTTCGGTACATACGTCACCGTGTCCGAACAAGATCTTGACTGGAGTGATCCGGCTTCTATCTCGATTATTCTTGACCAGTTGGCTATTGCCTACGGACAGGCAACCGATAACTACGCGGTAGATTTGCTTACTTCAAACACGACACAAACCGAAACCGTCGTAGACCTTTCAAGCCCTACCGACTTCATCGAAGCAATTTACGGCGCGGCCTATCAGATCTCATCGACAAGCAATTACCTTCCTACCCATTGGGTAATGAACCCAATTACATGGGCGAAATTAGGGCAATTAGTGGACACCACAGGCCGTCCGGTATTCCCAACCGTTGGCCCTATGAACGCGTTTGGTTCACAAGGCGCTAACTCTTGGAACGGAAACCCATTGGGCCTCACATTGGTAGTCGATAAGAACATGGCAGGCGGCACAACTAGCGCTACCTTGTCAGGCATTATCGGACATGCCGCAGGCGCGGCCGCAGGTTTCGAGTTCTACGAACAGCAGAAGGGCGCAATTTCTATTGACGTGCCTTCAACCTTGGGCCGTACTATTGCGTTCCGTGGTTACGCCGCAGGCTTCATGGCCGACGCGACCAAGTTTGTAAAACTAGTAAACGCCTAATCCGAAAGGCGGGTATCCGCTATGGCGGTTTATTCAATAACCCACCACCAACGGCTAGACGACTACGCGGTAGTTCAACTACTAACCAACGCCGACATTACGCCCGGTGACACCATTACGGTAGCGGGTTTAGGCCACGGCCTTAACGGTACCCACACGGTTTACGCGTGTCCGTTGTTTTTGTTTATTGGCGTAGACGACCAAGGCGATCTATTACTAGACCCGCAATTTCCTATTGAGAACCAAGTTCTTTTTTACGACGTTGGCGACGCGTTAGAACGTTCCGAAGCAATACCAAACGGAACGCTAACTATTACGCCCGTTTGTACTTGGATCACGGCTACCAATATTGAGGACTGGCTTGGTATCGGCACCGCCACGGCTTCCGATCTTGCGTTCCTAACCCAATGCGCGGCCGCGGCAAATGCTTTCGCATATCGCCGGCGTCGAGAGGCAGGCTACGTCGATAGTTTGACTAGTTCCCCGTCGGGCGACGTCACGCTAGGAACTATCCAATACGGCGGAATGCTTTACCGCCAACGCGGATCTATTGACAGTTTCGCAAGTTTTGACGGCATGGGTGGCGGACCCGTAACGGGCCTAAACGGCGTCATTAAACAACTATTGGGTATTGACCGCCCGCAGGTTGCCTAATGCCCGTACAAGCCTTTACGGACTTGTTTAACGAGTGCCTAGACGACCTAGCGGCGAAACTTGGAACTATAACGGGCCTTCAAGTAGTCACCGACCCGCGTAACCTAGTTCCGCCATGCGTATTTATTGACGCCCCCACGTTTGAAGCGTGGAACGGCAACATAGTAAAAATGACGTTCCCCATTCGTTGTATTACGCTAGGCCCCGGCAACCTTGACGCCCAACGGTCACTAATGAACCTTGCCGCCAAAGTTCTTAATTCAAATGTTGGCGTAACAACTGGACGCCCAACCATGGCCATTATCGGCGGGGTAGAACTTCCCGCATATGATCTAGTTGTAAACATTCAAGCCCAAACGAGTTAGACCATGTATGTAATTCTTTCCGAACGAGTAGGCACCGTAGGCGCGTTTTACGACGCCGAAAGCGCCAAGGCAAAAGGCGTAGATATTGCCGCACTAATCGCGGGCGGGTTCATTGGTGAACCTTCCCCCACAAAAGCCCCGAAACCTAGTAAAGTCAAAACCACAACCGAAACCGAGGAATAAAAACCATGGCAACAAGCACAATTTTATCCAACCCCGTAGTAACCGTTAATAGCGTCGATCTATCGGACCAATGTACTTCGGCCACGTTTACACAGCGTTACGCCGAATTGACCGCTACGGCGTTTGGTGATGTGGACAACAAGTACGTTAAGGGCTTGGGCGACCATGAGGTAACGCTCGATCTTTACATGTCTTACGCCGCGTCGGAAACCTACGCAACATTGAAGGACCTAGTAGGCACCGCTACTACCGTGGTTGTGAAGCCTGCCGTAGGTACAGATAGTGCCACCAACCCCGGCTTTACCCTAACCGGGGCTTTCTTGGCCGAACTACCGCATTCGTTTGCGCTTGGTGAATTAAGCACCACCTCAATTACGTTCCATGGCGGCGTTTACACCGCAGACGTAACCCCGTAACCGAAAGGCCCCGACATGAATATAACAATTCGAGTAGAACGCAACGGCGAAACCGCAGACGTAAAAACAAACCTTTACATAATGATTATGTGGGAACGCAAATACAAAAAACGCGCTTCCGACCTAGCCAACGGTATCGGTTATGAGGATCTAACATTTTTTGCGTATGAGGCGTCAAAACTTGCGGGCCTTACCGTTCCCGTATCTATGGACGATTACGCCAAAACAATTACCCTATTGGAAGTGGTGGACAATGAACCCACAAACCCTACGCAAGCGGGACCTATTCCCGCCAACTAGCAGAAATACTGGTAGTAACGGGCTACTGGCCGCCGCATATCCCAATAGATACGCGCGACATAGCAACCGTTATACACGTGTTAGACAAGCAGGCTAAGAGTGCCCGTCGCAAGTGATCTACAAGTTTTTGGTATTCAAGAAACACTAAAAGAATTAAACGACTTCGACCCGTCGTACCGCCGTCAGATAACGAAAGACATACAAAGCGGCGCAGGCAACCTAATTGTTACTAGCGCCCGTTCCATGATCCCAACGGACTACCCGCTAACGGGTATGGCCCGTGGTTCAATTATTAAAGGCCGTTCCGAAACTACATTCGATTTAAATAACGTGAACCGTGGCGTTAAAACACTTGTAGCGAAACGGGGAAGTAAAGAACGTTCCGTAACTTACACACGCCCGCTATATCTAGACGGGGCCGCCGTACCGGGTGCCTATACGCAAACCGTGGACTACAAGGCCCGCCCATTCTCGCTATTGACCGCACAACAAAAAGACGCCGCAGGCGCAATATGGGACCATGCCGGGGTAAACGGAAGTAGCCAATTCGTACAAAACCTAATAACCCAAGGCAAACAACAAAACCCCCAAGCGCCCCGCGCATTAGCGCCCGCCGTTGGGGCCGTCATGCCCGAAGTGGAACGGGAAGTATCGGCCATTTTGGACCGTGTTAGTGAGATAATGAACAAGAAACTACGGATCGAAAGGCGCGACTAATGGCGATCAACATTCCTATTATTTCGTCCCTAGATACAAAGGGTTTCGATAAGGCCAAAAAAGAATTTTCCCAACTGGAAGGCGTCGGCGCTAAAAGTGCTTACGCCGTAAAAAAGGCGGCCGTACCTGCCGCCGCCGCTATCGGTGGTTTAGCCATGGTTTTAGGCGACGCCACAAAAGCCGCTATGGAAGATGCCGCTAGTCAGGCCGAACTAGCAAGAACTTTACGCACGTCTACGGGTGCCACAGATAAAGCCGTAGCCGCTACCGAGGACTGGATATCGCAACAAGGCAAATTATTAGGTTTTACCGACGACGAACTACGCCCCGCGTTGGCAGGTTTAGCACGTGCTACGGGATCAGTAGAAAAAGCCCAAAAGGCCGCAAGCCTTGCCATGAACATAAGCGCCGCTAAGGGTGTATCGCTTGAAACTGTCACTAAGGCCTTAGAACGGGCCTACGGGGGCAACCTAACCGCGTTAGGCAAGTTAGACCCCGCCGTACGCGAAATGGTCAAGGGTGGCGCATCTCTTGACGAGGTAATGGCGCAACTAAGTACCACGTTTGCGGGATCCGCCACAACGGCCGCCAACACTACGGCGGGACAATTTAAGCGTTTAGGCATTGCTATGACCGAAACAAAAGAAAGCATAGGCACCGCGCTACTACCAGTTATTGAAGCGGCGTTACCTATCCTTCAAAAGTTCGGGGCGTGGGCGCAAGATAACCCCGGCGCTTTTGTCGCTATTGCGGGCGCTATTGGTGGCGTAGCGTTAGCGATTACGGCCGTAAATATTGCTATGGCCCTAAACCCATTTAGCGCTATTGCGGCGGGAATTGCGTTACTGGTTGCGGGCGTCGTCGTGGCCTATAACAAGTTCGAGACATTCCGTAACGTTGTACGCAACGTCGTGAACGGCATAGCGTCCTACTTTGAGTTCATGACTAACGCATGGATTACCGCTATAAACGTTGTCATTCGTGGCATAAACCTAGTGAAGCCCGGTAAAGACATTGCTTCGCTTTCGCAGGTTTCTTTTGGACCCGTTATCGGTCCCGAAGGTAGAGGCCCGTCGGGCGCGGATAAGTCGCGTTTTGACACGATCCCCGCCATGGCCGCAGGCGGTATTGTCAATAGCGCCACATTAGCCCTCATAGGCGAGAAAGGCCCCGAAGCCGTAATACCGCTCGATCGTTTAGGCACCATGGGAACTACCAACGTAAATATAAACGTAAACGGTGGCGACCCTAACGCGGTGGTAGCGGCGTTGCGCACCTATATGCGCCAAAACGGTTCGGTACTTATTCGAGTAAGCAATATTTTTTAGCCATGGCTTTACAGGAATACAGCGTATATGTTTCGCCTGATCCCGTAGCCGTAGGTTGGACGGCTTTAACAAACGTTCAAAACGTT